TCAAGGGGAAAAAAGGGGTTGATAAAAGCGACGAGCCACGGCAGAACGAGGTACGAGTGTTGGCTCGTCGCTTTTATTATGATTTGTTTGCAGCAAGAAGCTGACGGGGAAATGCTGGGGCATAAAAAAAGGGACGACTAACATCTCTGTTGTCGTCCCTTTGCCTAAGGTAATGAAAAGGACCTCAGGACTTTTGGGAGAATTACTTCCTCATAATCATGACATCACCTCTCCTAAGTTTTGTTGTTGTACTCCTTCGGCGTAATCGTCGAAGCCCATATCTAGAACTACATGACCAATGCCATAAGATAATCTAACTCTCATCTCACAATCGTTATGAACCATTTCGAATGTGACAGGAAAGCAAGTATCTTCGGAAAAGTCCTCAAAGAACTCATCAGTAATCGTTCTATTCCTACCTTCGTCAATGGACTTTTGATTAATCCTCTTGACATCTTTGTAAGTCATAAAGCTAACTGTATTATTCATCTGCATATTCTAGGACATATCTTATAAAATAGCAAGGGGAAAAAAGGGGTTGATAAAAGCGACGAGCCATGATTTATCAAGCGAAGAATGAGCGTTGGCTCGTCGCTTTTATTATGATTTGGCTTCCCCCCAGCTTTGCTTCGTAGCCCAGAAAGTAAAAAAATAAATATGAAAAAGGGAGACCGAAGTCTCCCTTTCCATGATTGACAACAACATCATTCGTTTATTAAATCTACAACGTCCTCTAAGCTATCAAAAGGAAGTATCACAGGGGGTTTTAAAAAGTCCTCTGTCTTAAGCACACCTTTCGGTAGGCGAATACTTTTCATGTAGTATTCAATCGGCATCATTGGGGAAGTGCTTTTACCTTCGGCATCATTACCAAGAACAATACCTCTACCAAAATAGGCGTTATCGTTAAAACTAAAAGCGTAGTTTTCGTCAATCAATAGACCTTCATCATCTATGTAAATCAGGTCTGTGTTATCAGGATTAGAATAATCTCCTACTGCGTCTATCGTTCTGACTTCTTTAACATCAGTTGATAAAAGTTTATAGAGTTTATTTAAATCCATTTCGTCTGTAGTTAGCTGAGCAATGCTCATACAATCAGGTTGAATAATATATGCGTTCATATCTCTTTCTCCTTTAATTGATATACAAAATAAAACACACTAACACCACTAGTGGTGTCTTTGTGTACAAGTGATATTTAAGTGGATTTTTAGCTACCCACATATCTATTTTATGTAACATTTTTTTTCTCCTTTAATGTTGTTAATCGAATGCCCATTATAAGATATTTTTAATAAAAATGTAAGGGGTTTTGGGGTTGACAAGAAAGCAACGAGCGTTCACGCTCGTTGCTTTCTTTTTTGTATTCTTCTTCTCCTTCTTTGTCCATCAATAATACCTAGAGCCATTTGTCTACTTACTTCTTTCATATCTTCGGAAGGTAAACCTTCATAAAGATTATAAACATCAAACTTCTCTTTGATAGGTGGCGGGGGAAGTAGCTTGTCGCAATAGATATTACATTGACCATAGCAAGACGCATCTAAAATACTAGGTATATCTTCAAAAGTTCCTTTGTGGACATTTGCCTTTGACAGTTTCATACCTGCAAGTTTTTTGCGTGTCGTCAGAATATCTTTTATCTTTAATACCATAATTAAAAAAAGAGGAGTCCTAAGACTCCTCCTCCTCCTGCAAATATTGAACAATTACCATGAACACCATACCCGAAATAAACCCACAACCAATCAATGACAAATAGTCAAAATGACTGATTAAGTGAGAGTGGTACAAGAAGTTCCCCTTGAGTATTCCCAACCCTAACAACAAAGTTGCTAGGGCAGGAAGTAAAAACATAATGACTTTTACTAACATTAGTTCAAATCTCCATTAGGCAATTGAAGATTGTCCATGCCTCTAAGAGCCATGACTTCTTCAAGTGCAGTTGTATTTACATTGCCATTGGATACAACGACAACACCATTTATAACTAACTCAGTTAAGTTAGTCTCAACCCCTGCGAGTTCTCCGCCTTGGTCAAGTTTTAAAACAAAAGTAAATTTCATATTTTCCTCTTTGTGTTGTTAATCAATAAACTAATTTAATCATACAATAGGACATATAGCAAATATCTTTACTAATCTTTTAGAATATCTTTTCATATAAGATTAGTTTTATATAACAGGGGGGAATAAGGGGGGTATTTAAGCGACACGCCGTCAAACAAAAGGAGTAAAACGACTGACGGCGTGTCGCTTAAATAATGATACAGAAAGAGGGGGGACCCCCCCAAACAGAATAACATCCATATACAGACATATATAAGTAAAGATATACACATAAACTCTGGTATCAAAAACTTTGCATATAAGACCCCCCTTATGTAATATAAGCCCTAGGAGTCCCAGATGGAGAAAAAAATTTCTAGTTCTAAAAAATGTACGCATTGTAAAAGAGAAGTTTCTCTGGAGGAATTTCCATTCCAAAGTGCAAAATGCAAACCCTGTATTGATGTAGTAAGACGAAGGAATGCTAGTACAACTCCACAAAAATTTCTAACCCGCTCGTTTGGTCAACTTAAACATTCAAGAACTAAAAAAGAAAAATCAAAAAAAGGTTGGGACATAACACTAGAAGATGTTTTGGAACTGTGGGAAGTACAAAAAGGTAGATGTGCACTAACCGGCTTGTTTATGACTTATCACAAAGATGGAGGTGGCAGAAGAGACTTAAATGTTTCTATTGATAGAATAGACCCAGATGTTGACTATTTAGTAACAAACATTCAACTAGTTTGTCTTAGAGCAAACACAATGAAACATACACTAAAAGAAGACGAGCTTTATTGGTGGTGTAAAAATATAGTAGAATTCAAAGAAAATGAGTAAAGACTTAGATATAGACCTAGAAAGTTTAGCCGAACAGTATCCTGACGCAGCTAAAAAGTTTTTAGCTTTGAAAGACGCACTAGACTCCAAGACATTACAACGAGAAGGTAAGGACAGCTTCATTCGTTATGTCAAACACATGTGGACCGACTTCATTGAAGGCGAACACCACAAGATATTTGCTCAAAAATTAGAAGATGTAGCTAATGGCAAGATAAAAAGACTAATAGTCAACATGCCACCAAGACATACAAAGTCAGAATTTGCTTCTACTTTCTTTCCTAGCTGGCTGCTTGGCAGAAATCCAAAGCTAAAGCTCATGCAAATTACTCACACAGCAGAACTAGCCTTTCGTTTTGGTAGAAAAGTCCGTGACATTATCGACTCGGAAGAATACAAACAGGTTTTCCCTGATGTTTCTTTGAAACAAGACAGTAAATCAGCAGGAAGGTGGGAAACTAACAAAGGTGGAGAGGCATTTTATTCTGGTATTGGTGGTGCAGTAACGGGACGTGGTGCAGATTTGCTGGTTTTAGATGATATTCACTCGGAACAAGACGCACTTTCACCAAAAGCATTGGACAATGCTTGGGATTATTACAGTTCTGGACCAAGACAACGTCTACAACCGGGCGGTGCCATTGTAATAGTGATGACTAGATGGTCGACCAAGGACTTAACAGGTAGATTATTGGCTGCTCAGACAGACCCAAAGGCAGATAAGTGGGAAGTAGTAGAGTTTCCAGCCATTTTTCCAGACACAGGCAACCCATTATGGAAAGAATTCTGGAGTATTGAGGAATTAGAGAGTATCAAAGCGTCTTTACCTGTATCAAAGTGGTCAGCACAGTGGCTACAGAACCCAACTTCCGAAGAAGGAGCCATTTTAAAACGTGAATGGTGGCAAAAATGGGACAAAGACCAAATTCCCAACATGCAGTACGTAATTCAAAGCTACGATACGGCATTTTCTAAGAATGAGACCGCAGATTACTCGGCAATCACTACTTGGTGCGTGTTTTATCCAGAAGAAGCCCTAAGTGCACCAGCAATTTTGCTACTAGATGTGAAAAAAGGACGGTGGGACTTCCCAGAACTAAAAGAAGAAGCATTAAAGCAGTATAAATACTGGGAACCAGACACAGTTATTATAGAAGCTAAGGCATCTGGTATGCCACTAACACATGAACTACGTCAAATGGGAATCCCTGTTGTAAATTACACACCGAGCAGAGGACAAGACAAGGTTGCTAGAGTAAATGCAGTATCGCCAATACTAGAATCAGGTATGGTGTACGTTCCTGAAGAGCGTTGGGCAGAAGAATTAGTAGAAGAATGTGCCGCTTTTCCATTTGGCGACCATGATGATTTAGTAGACTCAACCACACAAGCTTTGTTAAGATATAGGCAAGGTGGTTTTATAGGTCTGCATTCTGATGAAAAATTAGAGCCTAGAGAGCCCAAACTAATAAAAAGTTATTACTAGATTATGGTAGACGAAATAAAAGCTCCCACTAATATTGAGAACATTTCTCAACTTTATGACAAAGACCCAACGACACAAAATGTTGCAGACGAGTTTGTTGAAATAGACTCTCCACTTACAGGTGACGAAGAAGTAAATGTAGAGTTTGCTCCAGACGGCTCTGCA